TTAGCAACTGCTGCTGATATCGTTGCCGATCCTTCTGCTCCTGATGCTTTTGTATCTGGAATCATGGAAGGAAAAGAGTGGATTTGGGAAGGTGGAAATCTTCGTGAACAACTCGCAGAAAGAACACAAAAGAGAATTAATACTCTTGTTGATCAAAAAAGACTAGATGAAAGGAAGTTGGAACTGTTCAACGAATTTCTATCAAATCTTTAAGATCTATAAATAAATACAGATTAATTAACTAATCATAACAAAAATGTCCGTTGGTACAGATTTACAAGACATGGAAAACATCGAAGAAAACGTAGTAACCAAGGGTGCTAAACCAGCAATGCCTCAAGAGAAGGTAGCTGGTATTACACCTGGAAATGGTGGTTCTGTTGAGGATCTAGGCGGTCCTACACCAGAAAACTACAAGCCTGATGACGATTCAGCAAAACTAAAAACACCTGGAGCTACCCTTAAGCAAGTTAAGGATGTAGTTAATAAAGGTGCTAAAGCAGCCGAAGCAATGAAGACTACTAAAGAAGAGTCTGAAGCTGAAGGTGAAGTAGTTGCTGAAGAACCCGTTAAGGAAGAAGAAAACGTTGTTTCCGAAGAAGAAACCTCAACGGAAGAAGTAGTTGCTGAAGAAGAAACTACTGAAGCAGAAGTAGTAGAAGAGAAGATTGATGTCGAAGAAGACCTCAATGCTCTTGTTGCTGGTCTTGAATTATCTGAAGAGAATCAAGATAAAGCACGTACTATTTTTGAAACTGCTATCAAGTCTAAAGTTGCTGAAATGAAAGAGCAAGTTAAGGCTGAGCACGAAGAGAATTTGGTTGAGCAAGTTGCTTCAATCAAAGAAGAATTAACAGGACGTGTTGATTCTTACTTAGAATATGTTGCCGACGAGTGGGTTGCTGAAAATCAACTCGCAGTTGAGCATGGTCTTAAGACCGAAATGACAGAATCATTCCTAAATGGAATGAAGAGTCTTTTTGAAGAACATTATGTAACAATCCCTGAAGAAAAATACAATGTTATCGAGAGCATGGTAGATAAACTTGATGAAATGGAAGCAAAACTCAATGAGCAAATAGAGAAAAATGTTTCGCTCAATAAGAGACTAGCTGAATCATCTGCAGATGTAATTCTTGCGGATGTAGCTGAAGGTCTTGCCCTTAGTCAAAAGGACAAGTTCGCATCTCTTGCAGAAAACGTTGAGTTTGGAAGTGAAGAATCCTATCGTGAGAAACTAGTTACTCTTCGGAAGTCATATTTCCCTGAGAATGCTGGCATCCAGAGAGACGAATCAGAGAACTTATCTGAAGAAAAAGAATCTACCGCCTATCAGAACGCACCTAGTGCTTCTATGGACAGATATCTTCAGACTTTGAGCAAAGTTTCCAAGAAATGATTTTTAAATCATAAATTTCAAACCCAAATCTTTTAAAAAAGGTAAAATGCAAGCCCCTATTAATCAGGAGTCTCTGCAGGAAAAGTGGGCACCATTACTAGACTACGAAGGTCTTGATCCTATTAAGGACAGTCATCGTAGAATGGTCACCGCAGTTCTTTTAGAGAACCAAGAACAGTCTATTAAGGAAGAAAGAGAATTCCTTTCTGAGACTCCAACAAACAGTACTGCATCTGGCTCTAATGCTGGTTTCAGTGCAAGTGCTACAGCAACAGGTCCAACCGCAGGTTTCGACCCCGTTCTGATTAGCCTAATCCGTCGTTCAATGCCTAACTTGGTCGCTTATGACCTTGCTGGTGTTCAACCAATGAACGGACCAACAGGACTTATTTTCGCAATGCGTTCACGTTACACTTCTAACAGTGGAACTGAAGCATTCTTCGACGAAGCAGATTCAGCCTTCTCTGGCCAGAATGAAGGCTTCGACGTTACCAACGGCATGACTGGTGCTTCAGTTGGTATCGGTTCTACCCTACAACAGGGAACAAACCCAGGTCTTCTTAACCCAGAGGGTTCACAGACCGCAACTCAGTACACAGTCGGTCAAGGTATGCGTACCGACGACGCTGAAGATTTAGGTACTTCTGGTGATAACTTCAACCAGATGGCATTCTCAATCGAGAAGGTCACAGTTACCGCTAAGTCTCGTGCGTTGAAAGCTGAGTACTCACTAGAGCTCGCTCAGGACTTGAAAGCAATTCATGGTCTGAATGCTGAAGCGGAATTAGCAAACATTCTCTCTACAGAGATTCTTGCTGAAATTAACCGTGAAGTTATCAGAACTATCTACAGAACTGCTAAGTCTGGTGCTCAAGCAAACACAGCATCTGCTGGTACTTTCGACTTAGACGTTGATAGTAATGGTAGATGGTCAGTTGAGAAATTCAAGGGTCTAATCTTCCAAATTGAGCGTGATGCTAACGCAATCGCCCAAGAGACTCGTCGTGGGAAGGGTAATGTAATCCTCTGCTCTGCAGACGTTGCAAGTGCTCTAACTATGGCTGGTGTATTGGATTATACTCCTGCTCTTAACGCTAACCTTAACGTTGATGACACAGGCAATACATTTGCTGGTGTACTTGGCGGTAAGTTCAAGGTATACATCGACCCTTATGCTGCTAACGTTGCTGCTGCTCAGTACTACGTTGCTGGATACAAAGGTTCTTCACCTTACGATGCTGGTCTGTTCTATTGCCCTTACGTTCCTCTACAGATGGTTCGTGCAGTTGGTGAGAATACATTCCAACCAAAAATTGGCTTTAAGACTCGTTACGGAATCGTAGCGAACCCATTTGCACAAGGAACTACTCAAGGTTCAGGTGCTCTTAACGCCAACGCTAACGCTTACTACAGACGTGTACGTGTTAACAACCTAATGTGATTAGAAGTTTATATCTTCTCACTTACAGAGACTCTCTTCGGAGGGTCTCTTTTTTTGTCTAAATAAAACATATAGTATATTGAGGTCATTAAAATGTCCAAAGGAACAGCAGGAAAATCTGCATCTGGAGCAGCTATGTCTAAGTATGATGTAGAAGTAGAAAAGAGATTAAAAGTATTAGAAGCACAAGCACACCCAACTCCTACTGGTAAAACACAGAAAAAAGTTGATGATAGACTTGATGCTCTCGAAAAGGCAGTTAAAGCACTTCAATCATCTGGTGGTTCTGGTGGTGGTTCTGACCATGATAAGATTATTGATCTTGAAGCAAAAATAAACAAACTCTGGAATTAATAAATGTCGGCTTTTGCAAATCAAATACAGAATAGGAATTTTCTTGCACCAGTAGGATTTAAATTTGACCTAGCTAAATTTCCAAAAGCGTCATTTTTCTCAAACTCTGCTAGAATACCAGAGATAGTACTTGGAACAGTAATACAACCAGGATATCTAAAAGACATTGATGTTCCTGGTGAGAAATTACAATATGGTGATTTCTCCTTAAGATTTTTAGTTGATGAAAATCTTGAGAATTATATGTCAATTCATAATTGGTTAACTGGTCTTGGTTTTCCAGAAGATCCTCAACAGTTTATTGATAAAACTACTGATGAAGAAAGTCAGAGAGATATGAATGAACAGTTTAGTGATGGATCTCTTAGAATTTTAAATTCTAATTTTCAAACAATGGCTATTGTAAAATTTAATGATTTATTTCCAACATCAATAACATCTTTAGAATTTGATTCAACGGAAACAGATATTAACTTCTTTACAGCAGAGGCATCTTTCAAGTATACTGTGTATAATATAGTAAAACCAGATCATAGAACACCCTTATGAACCTTGATAAAATTCAGGAGATGTGGGAGCGAGATGCTGTCATTGACCCTGATAATCTACATAATGAATCGTTAAAAACTCCTCAATTACATGCAAAGTATTATACTGTTTATAATACTGTTACTTTATTGCGTGAACGTGCAAGAGAGCAGCATAGTAAAATAAGATTAGAAAGATATAATTTCTACACTGGTAAAGCACCAGCAGAGGTATATGCCGAAGAACCATTTCCGTATAAGGTTAGGGAAAAAGACGCAATACAGAGGCATTTAGAAGCAGATGAGAAGCTTACTAAGATAGATATGAAGATAAGATATTATGATGCTACTTTAAAGTTCTTAGAAGAAATAATTAGAGCACTTAGTAATAGAACATATCAGATAAAAAATGCTATAGAATGGCATAAATTTCAGTCAGGATTTGGGTGATAAATAAAACCATATGAGACAGATTCATGTCACACTTGGTTATTATAAAGAAAAATGAGGTGTTTCTGTGTGTGAAAGCAGAACCTCATGTATATTATGAATTAGCAGATCAGTTTACTTTTGAAGTACCTGGAGCAAAGTTCTCACCTGCTTATAAGAAGAAATTTTGGGACGGTAAGATAAGATTATTTAATACTCAGAAGGGGGAAATATATGTTGGGTTGTTAGATAGGATAGTTCAATTCTGTAAAGATCATGGATATACTTACGAATTTTTAGATAATAAACATTACGGTCCTCCATTTGAAGTCAATGAAATGATTTCAAAACAAGGTGTAAAGGATTACGTTAGAGGAATATCAAGACATAAACCTAGAGATTATCAGATTGAAGCAATATACGACGCTCTAAGGTATAATAGAAAGTTGTTAATATCCCCAACTGCCTCTGGAAAATCCCTAATGATATATGGGATTTCTCGCTATTTTGTAGAGAAAGGAGAAAATATTCTGATAGTTGTTCCGACGACTTCGCTAGTAGAGCAGATGTATAAAGACTTTGAAGATTACGGCTGGAATGTAGGCTCATTTTGTCACAAGATATACGCTGGTAAAGAAAGAGAGACGAACTCTCAAGTCATTATTACTACTTGGCAATCAATCTACAAACTCCCCAGAAAGTATTTTGAGAGATTCTCTGTTGTGATTGGGGATGAGGCTCACCAGTTTAAGTCAAAATCACTTATATCTATAATGACAAAACTTTCTGATGCAAAATATCGTTACGGATTTACAGGAACTTTAGATGGAACTCAGACACATAAATGGGTTCTTGAGGGATTGTTTGGACCTTCCTATAAGATCATAAAAACTGAGGAGCTAATGAAGAAGGGGCATTTGGCGAAACTGGATATCAATGTGCTTCTATTGAAACACCCACCGAATAAATTTGAAACCTTTGAAGAAGAAGTTAAGTATATTATTGGACACACACGTAGAAATAACTTTATTAAAAATTTAGCACTTGATCTTAAAGGAAA